TCCTCGTCCTTTTATAGTATTAAAAGTTACCATTTGAGATACTTTATTGAAACCATATTTTTCTTTAATATATTGGATAATAAATTCTCTCTTATTAATAGGAACGTCAACATCAATATCTGGCATAGAAATACGATCTGATGTATTTCTACCAGCATTATAAAATCTATCAAACAATAAATTATATTTTATTGGATCAATATTAGTAATTCCAATTAAATATGAAACTAAACAACCGGCCGCACTACCTCTACCCGGCCCCGGTAGCCAACCTTGTGATCTTACATAATTAACTATATCTTGTACTATTAGAAAATAACTACTAAGACCAGCACCTTGTAAAACTTCTAGTTCATATTTGATACGGTCTACATAGATAGGATGTTGATCTTTGGGAATAATATCAGCAATTTTTATTTTCCATCCTTTGCGACATAATTCTCTCAAATATTCAGCATCATCAAATCCTTTTGGACAATCGAAAGGAGGTAGTTTAGGTTTGCTTAAAATATCATAGTCTTCTACCAAATTAGCTACAAAATTAGTGTTACTAATCTCATCATCAGTGTGCCATTGTTTCATTTCTTCTTGAGAAGGAATATGATAATTATCCGAAGTAAAAAAACAACCTAACGGAACATCTTCATTATTACTAATTTTACGACTAATTTCAGGAAATGTGGTTTTTAAATTATTACATAAGAGGATGCGTTGATCAATAGCATCTTCCTTACGGCAATAGTGAGCATCTGGAGTACATATAACTTTAGTATTGGTTATTTTTCCTAGTTCACGAATGCTTTGTGTTAATATATTTTGTACTGGTAAATTAGTACTATCCATTAATTGGGCTTCTAAAAATACATTATTTTGAAATAAGTTTTTCAGATAAAGGATGTGCTGTTTTCCTATTTCAAGCCAATCATCTTTTAGAACACTACCATCTAGAATAGCGTCTGCTAATGTTGAACCCAAATGACCAGTTATTGCTATCAAATTACCATCATTAAGAGATCCTAAAGTTTTAAGATCTAGTCTTGGTTTATGATAATAAAATTCAGGATTATTAGATGCTGATACTATCTTAATTAAGTTTTTCCATCCTTTATAATTCTTAGCAAGAATAATAAAATGACTTAGATTTCTATTATCTTTTTCTTTAATAGATGGATCTTTTTCACAAATATATAATTCACATCCAAGAATAGGTTTAATACCAGCCTTTTTCATAGCACTATAAAATTTAACAGCACCGGCAATATTACCGTGATCTGTTAATGCACAAGCCGATGCCCCTATTTCTTGGCAACGCTCTGCTATTTGATGAGGCTGACTTAATCCATCCAACAAAGAAAGTGTAGAATGACAGTGTAGAGGAATGTAATTCATTCGGCGCTTCCAGGTGCTTTATACTTACCTACAGTATAACCAGGAACAGTGTATTGGTCAACTACATTGTCTATGCCTTTGACCTCTATTTCATGTTTAATCTGTTCACACTTGGTCATTGGAGCATCAATTTTGCACAACTGACCATCCCTATATTCTAAGATGGGTAGTGCATGGGTATTCTCAAATGTGGTTTTTCCAAAATGGCATAGTTTTGTGCATTTCCAACTTTTATTAAGTTGCGGTATTTGAGTGTTCTTTATGGTTTCAAATTTACGACGAATCATATCTTCTGTTTTAGGAAGATCAGAATGGTCATAACAAACACTAAAAGCTCCACCATCATTAATAAAGTTGATAGTAAAAATGATATGTTCTATATGAGGATACAATTGACTCACAGCATAATGATAAATTCTTAACTGAGGATCATTTTGCAATTTTGCTAGTGTTTTTTCTTCACCAGTTGCCCAATCTAATCTTCTTCCTGTTTTCCAATCCACAATCTCAATTGTGTTATCATTAACAGAGGTAATAAGGTCAATAGTGCCTTTAATAGCCAGTTTGCCCTCTAACATACCATCCTTAGTCTTATACCTATAATCTGCCCAAGGTTTATTTATTAGAATATCAAAGTGTTGTTCTGGTTGAAGTATGGTACGGTTCCTAGGATCAAACGATCCATTATACGCCGTAATAGCTTTATTGACCCAAAGACGACAATCTTTTAAATCTTTGAGTTCCCACTCATGGTGTTTAAACTGAGATGTATAATAAGAGTATACCTGTTCTATAATATGGTCAAGATCATAGTCTTTGATATTAATTTCTCCCATAATATCATCATTATAAAGTTTTTCATTATTTTGATTTCCTAATTGTATATAGGCCAATATTTCCAAAACCTTATGACATATTGTGCCTTTATCCGCTTTTTTATTAGAAGGAGAACGTATGCCTAAAACATATTCAAGAAAATATTGTTGTTCGCACATAGAGTGCGTACCATAAGAGCTGCTTCGTAAGTATGTAATTATAATGGTAGTATTCCTTTATTTTGTAGAAAAGATTTTATTATATTTTCTTTTTCCTCCAAAGATATATTTTCGTTATTTATAATCAAACTAAATCTAGACCAATCATATTTATCTGGATCAAGTGCTACTTCTGGCTTAGAAAAAGAATTAAAAGGATTTCTGGTAAGTCTTATTACAAATCCTCCATTATCTAATACAGCATCAACTTCATTTGGAAATCTGTTGTCTAAAACAATAGCTAAATCATATTCTTCTCTCTTAATTTTATTAATAGTAGCATCAACCCAAATTTTATTTTTTATTTTACGAAAGATTCCTGTTCCAACAACTTCCATTACTTCTCTGGCAGTCATGAACTCGTCTTGGTCATATCCAGGAATATCTTTCCACTTTATATCTGTTAAGCTATTTTTATCTTCATCACTACCATAGCATTGATCATATGTGAGTCCTAGTAGATTGATGCAGATATCTTGTTTGAGAGGATCAGCAAAACTATATAGCTTACAAGAGATAGGTAAAAAATTTTGTTTAATAAATTTTTCTATATATTCTCCTGCTGTGCTTTTGCCAGATTGTTTTCTTCCAGAAAAGGCTATGATTTTAGTCATTTGATGCTTTCTATATATGTCTTAATTTCTCTATTAATTTCTTCACTATTCATTTCACCAACATCTGCCTTGCTAATTTTAGGAATAAAAATACGATATGTATTTTGACATTTTTGTTTGATGGTCTCTGCTGCTTTATGTCCAGCATCATCATTATCTGTTAGAACAACAAGATTCATAGCTCCTGAAGAATCTAATAATATTTTTTGTCTATCACTTAGTGATGAACCAAAAATACCAACACTATTATGAATGCCATTTTCTTCTAGTCTCCAAACATTTCCTGGGCTTTCTACAATAATTGCAATACTACTTTCTAAGATATGCTTTTTAGCAAACCAAAAGTTATACAAATAATTTTGACTTTTAAAATCTAGATTATGCTTCCATTTGCAATATTTCCATATTACATTTTGATCAGGACACTTTTCTGATGGACTATGATGACTTTTGCAAGATTGGCACTTTTCAAATATGCTGCGACCAGAACAACCAACCATATATCTATAGTCGTTGTCATAGATTGGAACAACTATTCTATTATGCATTTCTTTACCAGCCTTATCACACAATCCAACGTCATACTTTATTAAAACCTCTTTAGAGTATCCTCTATCAATATAGTATTGTGCTGGTATTTGTAAAGACTTAGTAATTTGTTGTCTTGTAATTAATGATTCGTTCGTTGATTGATTATTGTTCAAATAATTTACAACATTTGTGAACTGTTTCTTTTCTCTTTCTGTTTTAGAAATTTTAATGCTACTTAAATCTTTATTAATAAACTTTGTAGCAAAATCTACAGCCTCTTTAAAAGAACAAGTTGAATCGCCAGATTGTCTCCATCCATATTGCTGGTTAGATATAATACCACGAATAAATCCTATCACAGAACCTTTGAATACTTTTTCACATCCATGAGTTCTACACTTCCAATTACCTCTATAATGATCACCTTCTGGATATAAGTTTAATGCAGATTCATTGTCTCCACCATGAATGGGGCAGGACATGGTTATCATTTTATTGGTAAATTTATAATCTAAACCAAAAGTGTCCAATAAGGTTTCTATATTATCACAAACCTCATCACATACTATTTTCAGCTTAGCCTGATCATTCAAATGGGATTTGGTCTTCATCATTGTTGTCATCTACTATGAAACCCTCACTTTTAGATTTAACGTTATTTAATATTTCTAGTCTTGTTCGTCCTTCTGTTATTTTGGCACACCAGCCCTTCATATAACAGTTAATATAATCATTATCATCTAATCCTCCTCCATGGCGACTAATAAGAGGCACTAATTTTCTATTAC